TATAAAATTTTATCTACCAGATGCAAAAATTATAAAATATAGTGAGTTATCAAAATATAATAATATTGATGAATTGTTACCAAAAAATAAAGATTATGTCTTTATATTATATGAAGAATCTCCAAATGTCGGGCATTGGACGGCAACAACTAAACAAAAAACGGGAAAAGGTAAGCCTATAATATCTTATTTTGATAGTTACGGCGGTAAAATAGATAATCCTTTAAACTGGATGCCAAAAGAAGAAAATAAAAAATTAAAACAAGATAAAAAATTACTTAGTAATTTATTAAAAAAATGCCCTTATAAAGTTGAATACAACCCTATTAAATACCAAGGAGAAAATAAAAATGAAGATATAAACAGTTGTGGGAGACACGCAACTTTTTATGTAAAAAATTTAACTGATTGTAATAGAGATTTAGATCAATATTATAAATTAATGGAAAAAATAAAAAAAGAAAGTGGTAATACTTATGATCAAATTGTATCTCATTTAATAGATAAAATTTAATTGTCAATAACTTCATCATCGAAAATATTTTGTATTAATTCGCAATTAGTATAATATTGAACACCGCTACTTTTTATAATTTCAAAGCCGTTATATTTCATATAAGCTAACATATCTTTACTATTTAAATGTTTTTCAATATCATCATCATTATAAGCTTTATGTATTGCGGTTGTCTTTTCCCTTTTCCCTATAGTTTTTTTAATTCTTCGCTCTATCCAGTCAATTAAGGGGTTATTGTCATTAAAATAATTATTAGTTTCATTTTTAACAATATTAGGCATTATTATATCTTTTGCGTAATCTTTATTGTAATATTCTTGTGCCTTTTCTATTAACATTAATATAAACTCATTTCTAAATTCTTCTTTAGTTATTTCATCAACTAAATTATAATTTTTTTGTCTTTCATTTTTTTCTTTTGGATTATCAACAAAACTTAATAAATATGGGATAATTTTTACTCTTCTTAAAATACCTCTATCTAATTTTCCTAATTCTGGCTTATTGTTACATTGAACATTAGCACAAAATTGAGGGATAAAAGTTACATTATCTTTATATAAACCCCTTGCCGTTAATGGGTCGCCTCCAGTCATACTTTTAATAAAATCTATATTAAATTTACTATCTTTTCCATCATCTGGCTCACTAATATATAAATATTTAACACCTTTACTATTTGCTAAAGTTGGGTTAGGTGTACCCGCTTTAAATGAACTAGTTAAAAAAGTATTTTCCGCAGTTAAAAAGTAACTACCCAAACAATTTCTTAATATTGTTGATAAAATGCCTTTACCATTTCCCCCGCTTCCTTGATGAATAAATAAAGATTGTAATTTAGTAGTAAATAATGATAAACCAGTGATAATTTTATAATATTCTACCATTTCATCATTTTCGAAAATACTATAAAAAACTTTGTTAATATCATTTCTTATAGTATCAGATTTACTATAACTAATGTTATTATTTTTATCAAAAATTACGGGTGCTTTATATTTTGTAGTGATTGTTATATAATCCTCTGGGCTTATCATTCTAAACTTTTTTAACTTGATATCATAAACACAATTTGAAAAAGCTAATAAGCCAACGTTTGCGTCGAGTAAATCATCTAAATTATCTACTAAATATAAATCTTTTAAGTATTCAATAACACCTTTTATATAAGTAGCGTTTCCCAATAGTATATAAGATTTTTTAACAATTTTCATTTTTTCGTTATAATGTTCTTGAGTTGGAATTAATAAATTCCTTTGCTCAATTATGTACTCTTGTAATTTATTTGTAAGATCATTTAGAAGCGATGACGGAACACTATTTCTAATTTGTAAGACATTAAAATTATTATATTCATACCATCCGCTTTTATCGCTTCTTACGTACTTATTGCACGATATAGAATAATATAATTTTGCTAAATCTGAATGATTCATTTCCTCAATAATAGTCCAAAAATCCCTTCTTGTTTTTTGTAATTTAATAAATAATTCTGGGTTATCTTCTTTTAAATAGTGGTATAAAGTAGCTAGTTTATAACCTGAAACGGGAGAAAATTGTTTTAATAAACTTTCATTTTGACATTCATTATATTTTTTTGACTTTTTACTAAATTCTTTAAATAGATTTAAGTTTAATTTTTCATTAATAAAAACCCAATATACTCTTATCCAATATTCAAAATTATCATAACGTTTTTTATTCAATCCGTCTAATAATTCTTTTAAATGATTATTGTTATTAGTCGTTTCTTTGCTTTCTACGACTTCTTCTAATTCGTCCGCTTCTTCACTTTTTACTTTGGGCGTTTTGGTAGTTTTTTTTACTACTCTTATTTCTTTAACTTGTTTTGTTTCTTGTTTTGGTGTTTCAATAAAAGTTCTTAATTTTGCACTTTCTGGAATGTAAGATAAAATAGTGTCTTCAATAGTTCCAGTGATTAATTTATTAATTCTTTCTGGTTGTTGCTCGTATTTATAAGCGTTTACGCATCTCATTTTTCCCATTCTTTGGCGGTATACGTTTGTATCAATATTAATTAAATCATCGCTATCCGTTCCAATTGTAATATTTGTGTCTTTGAATAATTCTTTTAATTCTTTTTGTTTTTCATTTTCAACAAAATTTCTAATGTCTTCCATTTTTTCACAATATTCATTAATATATGTTATTCTATAGCTTAATTTTGGTATAGTTTCTATATATTGCCATTTGTAACCGGTTGTTTTGTCATTTTTCCAAACTTGGCTTCTATAATTAGAACTTGAAATAATAGATAAATTATTTATTTTTTTTAATTTTTTTATAATAATATTATCTATATCATTAAAATCAGTTTCTTTCATTTCTTCTTTAACTTTTCCGTCTAAATCTATCCAAATTTTTAATTTAGTACCTTTGGTCATATCCGTATTTTCAAAATAATTATTACTAGATAGTAATAAATCACTGGTCAACTTTGTTAATTTGCCGTTTAAAGCTTCGAAACCATCAAAAGATATTTTATTCATTGTATATATATGAATTATATAATAATATTTCTTTAAGCCAAAATATATTTAAATAATATTCAAATTAAATAAATATTTAAATACTCTTATAATTAAATAAATAATTTTAGGGTTTTTCAGGGTTTTAGGGTTTCAGAAAAACCAAACTTTCCCTATAAAGCCAAAATTTACTATTCCTAGGAAAAGTTTGGTTTTTCTGAAACCCTAAAACCCTGAAAAACCCTAAATACTAAAAGAAATGTGTTATATAATTTTTTAAATCTATATAAATTTAAAAACTTTTAAATAACTTTGTTCTTTAATAATTGTAACTTATTAAATAATTTAGTACACTTGGCACTTTTTAAGTGTTTTGATTTATTATAATACGTATAACTACCACAGCAATATTCACACACAACTTTCTCTTTTATTTTATTTATATTTTTAGTCATAAATTGTTTATTATATTGGTTTTGGTCGTATTTTTTTTTAAATATTTTTATTTCAATTTCTGGCTCGGCTTTAATTTCTGGTTCGGCTTTAATTTCCGGTTCGGCTTTAATTTCTGGTTCTTGCTGTGTATCAGTAAAAATAATATGAAATAATTTATCCATTCTATATATATATATAATATATATATAAATAATTCTTTATATATATTTATAATAAATTTTTATATATATGTTTTGCATTTTTATTTAACTTTGCGTTATATTCCTTTAAATGAGTTTTATAATTATTTTCTGATTCACCAATATCATTTAAATTTATTTCAATTTTTTTATTTGTTTTGGCATCATTATAATATTTTCTTATCAACTCAATAGCCTCCATATTGGATATTTTCTTATATAATTCTCCTAATTCCCCATTAAAAATTTTACTTAATTCTATCATTTTGGTTGAATCATCCGATAATTTATATTCTGAAAACATTCTTTTAAGTACTTTATAATATTTCTTTTCTTTCTTAAGTTCAATAATATCTTTATTTAATTGTCCTAATTCTTCTTTTTCCGTAGGTTCTTTAGATTTAAAATTATAAATAGAACTTATTTCAATAAACTTATTGTTAATTCTTGCGACAATATCAATTTTTACAAAATCAACATTTTTAATTTTTTTAAG